AAATTGCACCATTGTCGCGAAACACAATATGCGCCCCCCGATAAAACTGAACCACTCCAGCAGGACCAAACTTGTTATTCACTGTCTGTTCAAGGTAGGTCAAAATTTGCATGTGGGCACTATTGGGATTCAATCCTTGCTTCTTAGCGTCTAGTTTCGCTTGTTCGACTATACTCAGGAGTTCGTTAGAGATTGCGTTGCCCGATCTATCGTAAATTACAGGCATTCCATCAGTGCCTAGACGACGCGCCGCTTTGATTCTCTTCCATTGGTACGGTAGGAAATTATTCCGTGCATCGTAGATGTCCTTCCAGGAATTGTAGGTTCCATCTGGAGCGTACAGACTTGCGAGTCGTTTAGCATGATCTTCAGTTCGTTGGATGAGTTGTGGCTGAAGCGTCGTTTGGGCGATCTTGGGGGGAATCGTTTGCATCTGGTGCTGTATCGCATTACCATTCTGCTGTACCACATGAGTCAATTCATGGGCAAGTAATTCCTGTCCTTGCTGATTTCCAGGATTGTATTCTCCATGTTTGAAGAAAATATTTTGCCCTGTAGTAAATGCTTTTGCCTGAATCGATTGATTGAGTCGATCGGATTGAGCATCTGCATGAACTCTTACACCCCTGAAATCAGCGCCAAATGCCTTTTGCATTGGTTGCAAAATAGTTGAGGGCAGTGGTTGTCCGCTACCTTTAGCTTGGTTAATTGATGTTTCCAGTGCTGGTGTGGTTGCCATAGCCTCACCCTGAGAATCATGCTGCATTACTGCCTGCATTCTGAGTGCTTCATCTGAAGACATTTCTTCTCGCTGAATGGTTTGATTCTCAGAAGTATTGATTTGATTCACTACCTGACTGGCAACGCGATCCGCTTCTCGTTCGTACTTATCTCCCACAGCACCAATAGCCAGTTTGGGTTGAATGGCTAATTCATGAGATAAACCCCGAAACATCGGTTTCGCTTGTACAGTCGGTTGATTTGCCAGGAGTCGGTTAACAGCTTGATTGCCGATCGCACCTTGCAATTCCTCAATGGGGTGCGTGGAAGAGCGAGCGAGCGAGTTTTGGGATTGAGGTTGGGCGATCGCGCTTTCTCTATTACTCGAAGCGATCGCATTTTGGGTTTTGCTCAGGTGTTGGCGTTTCATAAAATTTACCTCCAGAACTGGGTATGAAATGCGCGATCGCCCTCCCCGTAACAGCCAAGCGATCGCACCGTCTTAACTTTTAAGCCGATTTAGTATCCGTAGTACATCGTAAACAATCCAAAGATTTTCCTGGACAATTAAGCTATCAATGCACCCTTGGTACAACTTCCGCATTGACGGTTTCGGGTGGCTGATTATTATCCTCTGCAACTTCAGATGCTTTGCTTAATTCTTCTTCGATTACCTGAATCGCGCCGCTGATCCGGAGTAAAGTGTCCCGGAGATTAGCTTGTTTGGCTTCTAAATCTGCCAGCATTTTTTGTCCAGATTCAAATTCAGACTTTAGAGATTGAAGGCGTTGTTCGAGCTGTTGTTTCATGGTTACTTAAATTTGCTGTATTCTGCTCATTGTGATTAAAATTTAGCTTGCTTACCATTATTTTTACCTAGAGCCGATGGCAATAAAGTGAAATCGCCGATCATCAGCCATGCCATCAGCACGACCACATTTGATTAGGCATTTTGTTGTACTAACACCAACAACGACTGCGTTATCTTTTGTATCACCGTTGGTAATATTAAAATTATTATGGTTAGGATGTTGTTGAGTAGCAACTACTGTTGGTTCAGCCGAGAAAGCTGAACTGAATGTTATCGTATAAAGTCCTGTACTACCACGAACAACAGTAAAATCTGTGCCAGCTGAAACAGTACCATCAGCCTGCACAGTTCCACGTATCATCTGTAGAGTTTCGGCACAAGAGGCAACGTTGGCAGCATAGATATTGATGTAGTTATCACTATTGAGACTACCATTTTTGAAGTGAAGACCGTTAAGTCTAGCTTCTATACGATGCCAGTAACGATTGGAATGGTGGAATCTGATACTGGGAAAAATCTCCGGAACAGCGGTAGTAGAATCGTCTTGTTGATAAAGTTCAAGAAATAAGAGCTTGCCACCGGTAGTTTCTGTCTTCTCTCGGCGTAATTGCAAGTGATTATCTGAAGCACTTATTGATAACTTTGCTCCCGGACTTGTCGTCCCGATACCGACGTTGCCACCTGCTGGATTGAGTACCAAAGGTCTAACTCCTACAGTTTGATTCATTGCCTGAATCGAACCGTAATTGTTAGCCGTATGATAGCCCAGCAGAAGTTGATAATTAGGATTAGTAGAGCCCTGGATTAGCAATTGTTGAGCATCTGCTGTATCTGAAAAGTCAGCTTTGATACTGAGTGTTCGGCTTGGACTTGTCGTACCGATACCGACGTTGCCACCATTAGGGTTGATTATGAGATAGCCCCCACCCGTGTTCTCAATGACAGATGACTTTCCTCCTGCACTCAGAGGACGTACAATCAAGTTAGAGCCATTATGTTCCAATTTAAGGCTGGCTGCGGTTGTTGCACCATCGATTTGGACTTGTAGTTTTGCTGCCGTCAGATTTGTCGTACCGATACCAACATTGCCGTCTGTACCTCTTACAAATAATTCTTTTCCATTACGTCCAATATATACATTTGAGCTGTCACCAGAATCGCTATTGAGATAAAGATGCTTACCATTCGTCATCGCATTAATACTCCAACCCGATGACCAGCCAACCATCTGTAGCTGGCCCATACCGCTACCATTCAATGAAATATCTGCAAAATCTAATGCAGAATTAGAAATTTTTAATTTAGTAGCAGAGATATTGCCGTTAACCTTCAAATTACCGCCACTAATTTCCAGTTTTTCTGTCGGCGGATTTGTCGTACCAATCCCTACGTTACCAGTCACCGAAAGCGTACCAGCGATACTTAAACTCCCCTTCAATTCAGCAAGAGATTGGGTTCCATCACTTTTAGAACGCAGAGTCATCTCTCCATCAGGACTAGGCAAGCGCAAGCCAGAATAGAAGCGAACGCTATTGTCGATGTTGTCGCTAACTGCATTGCTGTTAATGGTTAACTTGGCTAAGGGAATGAAATCTGTAAGTCCGGCTGAACTCAATTTAAATTCAGGTTCTTCTTGCCAACGCCTGCTGGTATTCTCTTCTCCTGCTGCTTGTTGATCAGTTTTTTGTTCGCTATATCCAATATATAAGGTGTAAGTGCCATCAGGAATTGATGCATTACTACTGCTGTAACTTTTGATTAAATCTATTTTTTGGGAATCGAGCAAAATAATTTGCCGTCCTTGAGAATCGATCGCACTTCCCTCGGAGACATTTACGACTAAATTACCTTCTGCCTTACTAACTTTAAGTCCTTCAGCGATACCCGATATATGTAGTAGGTGGTGATGCCAACGCTGGCGATCGATGTGGTAGTCTTGGTCAAGTTGAAAATCATCTTCTAATAGGTACTGTCCGGCAAAATAATTCGGACGTTGGTTAGTTGGTTTTTCGGTTGCCATAATTTTTGTCTCCTTTGTTCAAAATCTTTTAGTGATTCTCTACATTTGCTGCTGAAAGCGATCGCACCGATTAAGTGGTTGTGGGGCTACCGATTCCTTCCGTTCCCAACCAGGTATTACCATCTCTATAGGTATCGTCTGTAAAGATTTTTAACCCTGAGGACAAAGAAAACGTGTATTCCTGTGAGTGAGTTTCCGATTTAAGTTGGGAGGGGGGTTCCGATTTAGATTCAGAGTAAGTCGTTGTAATCGAAAGAGAACCTGTAGCCTCGATCATACTCAAATTGTCGAGCGCAACATGCCAATCTTTAACTGTCTTAATTTCTTGCTCGTTTAAAGTATAGCTAACTTCGAGATTGCCTGTGCCGATTTTATAGCTGTAAATCTTCACTCGTCCGAACCCTCCTTTAATGCTTAATCTCAGATTGTTATTTTCTTGGGCTGTACGGTTAATCTTGGCTGTAATCGTGTATGTTACCTGGAACCCTACCAAATAAAGAAAATTAATCGGTTTGATAGTAACGCCATAAAGATTGCCCGTAATCTGCATCGACGGCACTTGAATTTTCAAGCCGTAATAAGTATGAGCGGGCTTTTCTTGGTCGATAATTGCCTTAGCGATTCGGGCTTCCTGCCAATAACGGTTTGACTCCATTCTGGGCAGCGTCAGTTCAACTTGAAAGTAGTAGTCTGGGTAGTAGTCCTCTTCATAAATTGTTACTTTATCCGGCAATCCCACGCTTTTCAAATAAAGGCTCAAAACCTTGTTCAAGCCCTCTGTAGTACCGCGTTTCTGATATAGATGAACAATTTGTTTAATAAAATCCACTTTGGTTTGACTCTGCCAATCATCCCGCAGACTTAAAGCCACCCAACTAGCCAACCAAGGCAGAAATTCTGCTGGTGTTAAATCGGGGTCAAAGTAGGTATGAGTTGATTCAATGACTGCTTCTAGTCCAGGTGGATTGCGTGAGGAACTTTCGATAATTCCAGGAGAAGTTTCAGGAGGAAAATTGGTTCCCGTTAAAATCTGCTCAAACGCCAGCAAAAAGCGAGCTATGAAGGCATCTGCCTGAAGCGTCGCTGGAAGATATTTGGTGTAATCGCTGTTATTCCCAGTCATTTTCCAATCACTCCTTAAAGTTGAAAGTTAGCTCACCTACATGGACTAATTCGTCGTCTTGGAGGCTAATTTCACTGGTACTTTTATCTTTATCTGTTTTATCCGGTGTGGAAAGTTCCACGTTGCTGACGTAATCAACTCCCGATACTTTATCTAACAACGCATACAATTCTGAAACATAAACGTTGCGACCAAATGGCCAACCTTTTCCATCCCAATACGTTTTCGATTGCAGAGGATCGAAGCAGGTTCTGATTTCTGCTTGGGCATTTGTTTGGACTGTATTGCGAACAGCACCGTCTTCTAAATATAACTGAGCGTTGATGTTAACTTTTACGTAATTGGGCTGTACGACGTGAAGGCGAGTTGTGAGGAGCTTTCGGTCGTTTAGCCAATCTTTTAACTGAGTACATAGTTGGGGAACCTGGTCTTCTTTGACCTGCTCGTTATCGGGAACTACAACCAAACTGATGTGCCCCGGAACAAATGCATATTTTTGGTCAATTTCCGTTACTTCTAAATTGCGTTGAGGGAGAACTTCTACCCGTTTAATCAAGCTAGCTTGCTCCCAATCTTTCAACACCAAATGCTCAAAATCTTCAGGAGTAACGGCTCGATACCGTTGCCGCAATTCTAAAATTGTTTCCCTAATTGCTATATGTAAATCCTCGTCCAGCTTTTTTTCCGGTTCGTTGATCAGCTTGAGAAACGTTTCTACATTCCGATCAGGTACTTGATTAACCCTATACAGCGTCATTTCAGTTAACCAAGCCAGCAACTCAATTAAGATAATACCTGTATCGCTAGGGTTGTGGTCAGTCCATTCAGGATATTCAATGGGAATCAGCGCCCGTGCCTGTTCTACTAATTCTGCATAGGTGCGATCGTCGAGATTGGGTAGCGAGATGGACATTTCAATCAACCTCCTATTTCTGAGCAAAACAATGTAATATCAGGTTGGATGCAAGGATTTTGAATTGTAGGGGCGGGTTTAGCGATTAACCTCAAGGAACGCATCCGTAACTTATCTACAAAACCCGCCCTTACCCAGCGATGTTTTTGAATTGTAGGGGCGGGTTTAGCGATTAACCTCAAGGAACGCATCCGTAACTTATCTACAAAACCCGCCCTTACCCAGCGATGTTTTTTCAAATTACTGCAATATTATGATTGCCAGAAAAGATGAGAAAGGGTTTTGGCGGTTCTGGTGGTTCTGGCAGTTTTGGTTCGATGTTTACAGATAAAGAACGAACATAATCTACAGAGTTAATCGCTTCAATTAAGGCATAAAAATCTGACTTGTGTGGTTCTCTGCCAAATTCCCATCCTTGTCCCCTGACACCACCTGTTAGGGGATGGAGAAAGTTCTCCAAACGCTGAATCACAGCATTTCTAGCCGTATCGGCAACTTCTAAGGAAGTGGGAACAACCTCCGCCGTTACCGAAACTTTCAGCCATTCGGGACTGCCAACCCGGAGGATAAGTGTAGGAGAAGCGCGACCGCGGATGTAAGTTTCCACTTGCTCAATTAGCGCCAAACTGGGGATGGGTTGGAGGGCTGAACTGCGGGGTACGATCAGGAGCTTAACCTGACCCACGTTCTGAACTTTGTTGTGTTCGTCACGAGCCTGATTTTTTGCGTCTAACCACAATCCTTCAGCGAGGGGGTCGAAGGTGCTGACTTTACCGTTGGATAATATTCGATTGGGAGCGATCGCTTTTACTCTCGCCACATCAGGTGATGCCTCATAAGCCAAATCCTCAAAGTCTTGAACCGTCACCGCTCTACCCCGGTGTCGCAGCACCTTTGGCCCCCGTTCCTTGACGCGCTCCATAGGTTCTAAGTCTGCCCCACCCCCAGCAGCTTCCAGGTTGGTGACGCTATCAATGTAGGGCACCGTGGTTTTCAATTGAGTGACTGTTTTAGCCCCTTGATTCCCCTGTTCACCACCGCCGATCTGATACAGGGACATGCGAATATTATTACGACCGATGGGCGGTACCATTCCATGTTGCCCGTCGCCAAATAGCACTTCACCCGTCATGCGATTAATTGTATAGTGGCGATCGCGCAGCCCAGAACTATAGAAATCTGGTACCTCATGCCAGCACACCCAAACGGCTTCAGGATGCCCAGCCTCATCTCGCAGGATGGTAACTGCATCAGCCCCCTCTAGCTGTTCAATGGCAGACTGTTCAGCAGGCGAAGGTACTTCCTGTTCCTTCACCTCAAGCCGCTGACCTAACAATACAGGTGAATTGGTCGTGCGGAAGGTTTGGTTGGGGTTACCATTACTAGAACCGAGATTCTCGTTTTCAATCGTCGTTGTCTGACTTGCCCAAGTCGTGTTGGTTAGTAAACGTCGCAGGCGTGGCACTACCCGGAATTCTCCACTTTCCTTGCATACCCGCAACCAGTAGAGGGACTTGCCAAATTCAGTGCGAGTAGTAAAATCAGGCGGGCCAATAAACCGAATCATACCCCGTTCGGCAAAGGCACTGGTTTCATCCTGGACACCCAGACGCTTCCAACCAGAAGGGCTGGCATATTCCCAGACTAGGCGTAGAGGTTGAGCGGTACTTGTAGAGATTGTTTCCCCATCTGCTACTTTTACTTCATCAGATTTCGGGGGTTCTACTTGGGCATAGAGGGCGACTGCTTGATTGGGGAAAGGTTGGTCAAACCCCAGATATAAAGTTGGCTTGCTGTCTGCTGTAGCGGTGAAGGGCTCGAAGGAGCGAATAACTTGGGTGCCTTTGGCGTAAGCTTGAGCCAGTGGTGTTTTCAGCGTGACTGTTTTGGTGTTGAGAGCGATCGCTTCGATCTCGTATTGCTGATTGCCTGGGTTGATCGAGAGGCGATTGCCAACTGCCCAGCCGGTAATGCTGTCAACCTTGAGTTGATTCTGTCCGATGGCTGCATCTTGAGTGATTGTGGTGAGGCGATCGAGGTAAGTTAAATCATTGTAAGTGCGGCAAGCCGATAGAGAAGACTCCGTTGAAGTGTACTCATAGCTTAATCTCAGCGATCGCACTGATGGTGGACTGAAGTTTGAGTCTGACAGAAGCAGTACACTGGTGCCTATTTGTGGATTGGACTCTATCTTTTCGAGGATAAATGTATTGGCATTTGGAATGCTAACAATCTGGCAGTCTTCCTGGCTGTTGGTGCCCGCCCCTATCCGAATGCGATCGCTAGCCATGAAACCTCTGGCGCTATTGACTTTTAGCGAGAGTGGAGATGCGTTTGAATTATAATCCTCAGTGACTGTGGTAAAGCCCGTCATCTGACCATAGGCCGCTTCAATACCGTAGCTACCCTTATTCGTAATCCGGGCACGAATCCAGTAATTGGTTTCCCCGTTCACTGTGGTTGGAGCAATTGACGCAGGTAGAGTCAACTCTAACGGTTGCTCTGCTGTGTTGCTGCCGGTAAAGTTAGCGGCTGAAGGGGCGTTGGCACTGGATGAACCTGTGGTGAGAAACTGCCAGTCATGACCGTCCCATGCTTCCCAGGTAACCTCCACACCCCCATCTGTTTTGAAGTTTAGACCTGTACTTAATGTCACCACCACTTTGACTTTGGCACCGGGTCTAGCAAACGCCTCTTTACTGGCAATATAAAGCGTGTCATTAAAGCGCGGTTGTTCGCCGAAGGGATAGAAATCCTTACTCAGCTCGATGGGATTTGTGTTGAAAAAGCATAGGTCGGGTGCTATTTGTTCAGTGCGATTGATTTCTACCTTAGCGGCAATCTGGTCAATGGTTGGTAATGAAGCCAGCGACTGGATCGACCCATGATTAAGTTGGGCACGCAGCCATCTCGCCTCTATGCCGTCGAGCGCTCGGGGTGCAGGAATTGGTAGATTGGCGATTGTGACTTCCCAGAAATTTGGGCTCCAGGAAGAAGTTAATAACTCTTGCCAGGTAGCGCCATCCCAGTACGACCAAGTGATGGGCAACCCTGCCAGCACAGCTGCCTGACGCGAGTTAATCGTCAGAGTTACTCTCTTTGGTTCCGGTAGGGTGAACAACTCATCGCAGGCGAGGTAGAGAGAATGTTCGATGGGCACTTCAGCGATGAAAACCGAGAAGGCAGCATCCTCAATGCCTGTGGCTTTCTGAGTATAGTCGCTGTAGCAATCTGTTTCAGGCTGACGCACAAACACGGCTTGCAATTGTGCTGTGGTAACCACCAAGTCGTGCTCAGTCTCGAAAACAACCTCGTTTTCCTCACCCGCTGTCGCAGAAGCAGCCACTTGGGTACGGGCAGGAACCAACGCATCGACTTTAGCACCCGTCGCCAGTGAGAAGGTAAGAGGCACCCGCGCTGGCTGGGGTGGTAGAATTTGGGTGCCAATTAGATCCAGGAAAGCCAGGAAGTTTTTTTCCGGGACTTGATTGAGGCGATCGCTCACCAAAGCTGCCATGCGCCCAAAGATGCGAATGAGTGCTAAACCTGCGTCGGGTTTGTCAGCTTTACACCAACCTTTGCTGTTGACTTTAACTTGTTTTAAACTCTCGATTTTGAGAAGCGCATCTGCTATTTTTTGATCGATTAACGTACCTGCTGCCGCGATTATCTTGCCTTCAGCATCTTTGATGTCCTCGGCAATTGTGCGATCGAGCAACTCTTCAAGTTTGTTTGCGACAACATCGCTAGAGTCTTGAACGGTAAAGTGTTGCCCTAATTTCACCGTTTGTGCAACGATGTCATCATAAGTGCGGTTGTCAATCTTCGGCGGCAGCAACATAGCAGTTACCCTAAGTAAAACGGATAAACCAAATTGAACCGATTATTCGTCATTCTCACTTGGTAGTTAATCTGAATCAGCAGTTGGTTGGGGTGATTTGGAGCAGTTTGAACGTCCACATTCAGTACATCAATACGCGGCTCCCATTCAATCAAAGCTTCACTAACTTCACTAACAATTTCCCCGATTGTTGCCGCACTATTACTCGCAAACACTAAGTCATGAATGCCGCAACCAAAATCCGGGCGCATGAGTCGCTCTCCCCTAGCTGTACTGAGGATTGTCCAAATTGATTGGCGCACGCAATCTTCATATTTCGCCATAACAACTTGGCCATTCTTGTCTAATTCCACTGGGGATGTCCATCCTACACCCAGAAAATCACCACTCATAAAAACCTCCTTTACCCCCCAATAAACACCTGTGCTGGCGCACCCGGACCCGGTGCTACTACACCGTGAGGCGGTGGAGCTTCGCTACAAGTTTTCACTGGATCTCCAATACGAGCTACAGGTTTTCCCTCAATTTTCACCGAGGAACTCCCTTCAAGAATTTCTGCTTGATTGTTGGGAGGTTTGACATATCCTAATGGTGCAGTTCCAGGTGGCGGTAAAGGTGGGTGAGCATTGGCTTGTCCTTGACTTCCTTTCAATGCCACAAACTTGCCACCAATTTTCACTTTGGTGCTGAGGTTTTGCTCTAATGTTGCAGCAAAGGGATGCGGTAATGGTGCGACAACTGGGGGTGAGCTAGGTGGTTGACCCTTGACTTGATGAATACAAGATGTCGTCACTAAATCTCCTTGCCTTGCGACTGGTTTAGTCATAATTTTTCTCCTAATTAATATTCACCATGTTGCCCTTAATATTCAGTTGCGATTCGGATTGCAAGTCCATGTTTTTGCTGGCTTTTATTTTTATCTCTGCTTTTGAATCAATCTCAATACTCTGACCACTGAGTTTGAGTTTGCCGTTTTTAGATTGAATTTCTATGTTGGCGTCAGCAGTGATCGCAATGCTATTCTCTTTGGTACTAACGACAATGCTATTCTTGCCAGATTTATCAATTATCTCAATTTTTTCCTCTCCCTTAGTATCATCTAATCGAATAATATGACCGCTACGAGATTTAAGGATTCGTTTATTATTCTTCCCATCACTATTTGTATCGGGTGGCTTATCTTTCCCATTCCAAAGCGCTCCCAAAAAGTAAGGAAATTCAATCATGCCATGCTCAAATGCCACCAGAACTTCATCCCCAACCTCTGGCAAAAAGTAAATACCATAGTCTTTGCCAGCCATTGGAGTTAGCACCCTCGCCCAAAAGCTTTCATCTGTATCTGAAAGCCACGGAAACTTTACCTTAATTCGCCCCAATCCTTCTTCATCTTTGTTATTGGTCACTTCAGCGATCGCTACACCATAAAAACGGCCTTCTCTATCAGGTTCATTCAACGCATTAGACAGTAAATTTATCCCAAGCATATCGCTACACTCCTAACTGAAAATGATGAATTACTAAGCAGGTGGGTGGAGATAAATCCAACATAAACAGGGCTGTTGTTGAATATGAAAAACTGGTTCTTGTCAAGCCTTATCACTAAACCCGCCCCTACAAATTTGTCGCATCTCTTTTAACTGTAAACTGAGTTTGATAGCCGCCTTCTCGTGCATAGGTATGAGTCGCTGCTGTGACGTAATAAAGCCCGCTAAAGCGCTTCCCGATGTTAGCAATTTCAATCACTATACCTGCACGTAATTCTGGGTGACCCAAACAAGTTCCTTCACCTATAATGTAGGTTAGTGCCATTTCATTAAATTGTCCTACAGCAATTTGCTTTGCTTCTTCTTGGCTATAGACAGGTTGAGTCACGATCGCTTGACTCACTCGACCAAATTCTCGGATTACTGCGATCGAACCACTAGTCTTACCCATTGAGCTTTTTTGATTGTCAGCGATCGCTTGGTCGATAATCGGCTTTTTCTGTTTAAAATCCCAAGCACGAATTTGGACTTTTCCAGCTTGGGCGATCGTACTCAGTCGCGGTAAAAATTCCAATAAATCGTCTGGATAGTTTAATGTTAACACTTTTGCTTTGTTGTTTTGTTTAGGCCGAAAGTGAAGTGTCTTATTTACCAAAATCACTTCATATCCAATCCGCTTGGCTCTATCTTGAATAAACTCTAGATCGGTTTGATTATGTTGCAAAACATAGTCCAATTTCACTTTCGTATCGTCTACTTGAACGGCAATTCCTAAATCTCTAGCAATTTGCTCAACAATATTGCTATCTTTCATTTGCCGAAACGAGCGCGTTTTACGTCCCCGCGACAGTCGATGCCCCAAATCATACCCGCGCACAACAAGCGTTGGAACAGATTCTTGAGAAAACTCCGGTTCTAATCCGATAATTTCTCCTACGATTAGCGTTTTCAAACTATTGGCATACCCCAATTGAATCTCAACTTGATTGCCAATATCAAATAGGTCGCTATCTATCCAAGTTACTTGATTTTTCGCCACGTTCCAGGCAATAATCTGGAAGCTAAACATTCCGAGTGCTTCTAAATCTTCAGAAACTTCGAGTTTTTGGATAGCAAACTTAGCGGGTAAAGCCAAAAGTTGGCTGTTAACTAGAATATTCAGTTTAGGAGTGAGTTTTTGGGTACCCTTGGGTTCAGACATTGAAGAAATCACCTCCTTTAAGTCGTACTATTGGGTGGCAATGGGGGAACTGTTAACTGTTGTCCGGGAGTCAAATTGCGCGGGTTATCAAGCTTGTTAGCTGCGGCAATTACCCGCCACAGACTCGGGTCGTTATATTCTTCAGCCGCAATACTGCTTAACGTTTCCCCACGTCTAACAATGCGAATGGGATCGTCAATAGGATTGAGCTTCTTCTGTTTCGTTTCTGGAGGTTCCCACTCTTCAAACGAGCAGTTTAAAGTTGCGCGTACAGGCGTTCCATCTGCCAGAAACCGAGTATAGCTTTTGGTTAACTGTTTGAGAACGCCTTGAAGTAAAACTGTATTCGTTCCCCAGACTAATTTACAAATAGGCGGTCGGTTCCCGAGAGCGCCTATTTTTTCTGTGAGGTTGTAAATTTGTTTAGTATAGTTACGAACATCTTTAATGGGAGTGATATCTGGCAGTAATGATAGGCTGGGGATTGGAAGGGTAAACAGACCCAAATCGCTAGAGTTTACTCCTACTAAGCTAGTATCAAAAAATAATTCAACACTTAAAGTTGCTGGTTGATCGGCTGCCTCCAAAGTGCCACCAAAACCTTGTGTCCACCCGACCTTACTAATTTCAATTCGATTGGGGTTGAAAAGTACCTCGATTGGATTTAGATTAAAGAAAGGCTTACCATTAATTGATTTTTCTTCAACTAATATTCTCAATTTTTCTAATTTCATAACTTCCGTCCTCGGCGCTCATTTTCTACGATTAATTTTCGCATTAATTTTCGCTCAATTTTAGCGGCTAAAGTATCGATATCAATTTGGGGAGCTAAATTGTTAGAATGATTAACTTGCGATCGCAAATTAGGATTTGGAGGTGACTGAAAAGTAACAGGCGATCGCTCTGGGTTCATTGAAATAGTAGAAAATTCCTCTATTGTTGTGTTTGGCAGTTCTTGAGACGCTTGCGGCGCGATCGCAGGTGGACTAGAAAATACTAAAGGTGTGTTTGATTTAACCGAATTTATGCGGGTTTCTCGAACTACTAATTTTCGGGGTGGTGATGGCTGATTTGGGGTTGCGATCGCCTCTTCAGTTGAAACAATATTAATTAACGTCTTCACCGCCGCATCTTGCCGAGATTGAGCATAAACAATCGGTAGAGATTGCGACGCTAAATTGCTCTGAATCGGGACAGAACGTAGTGGAATTGAACTGGATAGTGGCAGAGTATTGGTCGGGTTTTGTTCTTGGGGAACAACTGGCTGAGTATCAGGATTAACTGTTAAAGAAGCTGGAGATTTGGCTGAAGCGAATTTAGCTTGAACTACCATTGGTTGACTCGCCTCAGTTTGAGACTTTTGTGCATCGGCATTTGCTCCAAGAGAAATGCCACTTGCTGTTTGAGTTTCATCTTGCCGAGATTGAGCATAAACAATCGGTAGAGATTGCGACGCTAAATTGCCCTGATCCGGGACAGAATGTAGTGGAAGTGAACTGGATAGAGGTCGAGTATTGGTTGGATTTTGTTGCTGGAGAATAACTGGCTGAGTATCAGGATTAACTGGTAAAGAAGCTGGAGATTTGGCTGAAGCGAATTTAGCTTGAACTACCGTTGTTTGACTCGCATCAGGTTGAGACTTTTGTGCATCGGCATTTGTCCCAAGAGAAATGCCACTTGCTGTTTGAGTTTCATCTTGCCGAGATTGAGCATAAACAATCGGCAGTTGTTCAGTTTTTAACTCTGCCACATTGTAATGACGTTGAGCGATCGCCAGCAGAGGCAATCGGCTAGCAAAACGCTGTGCTCGCAAAATAATTCCCCTAGCCATTCGAGGACTAATCACCCCAGGTTGAACCAGCGGACGAGTGAGTCGCTGAAGCAGTTTGGGGTCAAAAATATCTGACTCAGTCATAGGATTTTAGATTATAGTTCTAGCAATCGCTAAACCTCGCGCCAACGAAGGTTTATTAATTCCTCGATGCACCAATTCAACTCGCTCAACCGCAACTTGTGTATCATTGCTAGCTTCAAATTGAGGCCCCACCCATTTTACTGGATAAGCATCCTTGAAATTCCACCATGTGATGGGTAAACGCTTGCGATCTAGGAGCATAATCGTACCGCTGCGTAGCTTAATTTTGCCTTTGCTGGCAGACGAGTACCAATCCCATAGGGAATCTATCGCTGTCATCCCGTGGCTTAAAACTAGGTTGGGATAAACCGTCCGGGTAGGGAATTTATGTATGTACTCATTCCTGCCACCTTCCTGATACTCCTCCAACTGAATTTCACTTTCTAGACCTGTAACTTCTGTAAATCCACCTGTGAGTAACCCATCAATTTCCACCAAAAAATTGTAGGACATATAAGGGTCAAAGCGAATTCCAAGTAAATCGGTTCCCGCAGCAAAAGCAGCATTAAGTCCTAATTTCGCGACCATATTTCCTCCAATTAAGTTTCTCTAGTCCCTTTCATACCAAATCCGCCCTAATAGCCCCTTTTTCATGATTGGTGTCGTAGAGACGTTTCGGCGGAAGTCTCTACAAGGTGAGGATAGTCTCAACCAGTAATATCAAGTCCGGCAAATCACCCATAATATCAAATTCGTAGTTGCGCTGCCAGCACTCTCATCGCAACTATGAACTTTCCTCTCATTTCCAACAAGGGTATATTAGCGGACATGATATACGCCCATCGTTACAACTGCTGATTAATTCGGGCAATTTCACCAACCCATTGCTGTCTTTCCCAATGTTCCATTGCCATAATTTGGGTGTGTGGCCAGTGAAAGTGATAAGCAATATATGCTACCTCCTCAAGTAACCGATTTGAGGGGTAGCACGTTACTCCCCCATCGGCACAGTTTCTACCTCAAATTCACCCTGACAGTGCGGACAAGTGACTTGGAAACGACTGTGACCGTTTTGATTAATCCGCTGATATAAGTCTTGCAAGTAGACCAAATCAGCAGAAAATAAACCCTCGATTGTCCTAGGATTTATTTGCTCCAACGTTCCCAAATTCGTAATTACTCGCGACAAGAGAATAATCACCAAATAGCCAGGATTGGCTTGCACTCGTGGGTCACGCAAGGGTGTAATCTCGTCATAAGCTGTCGCCAGTCGCATGGTTCCTTCCCGATGAACATTGCCTTCTGAGTCTACATACCCTTGGGGCAAGATAAACGGAAATTCCGTCTGCTGAATCATGAATTAGCTCCTAAGCAGGTGGGTGAAAATAAACACAACATGGGGAGGGTGAGCTTTGAATATTGTAGGGGCGGGTTTAATTGGTGAAAAACAGCGAGATTGCTCTATTTTGCTGAAAGCCAAACCCGCCCCTACTCGCCTCTTGTCAGGCATTATCCCTAAACCCACCCCTACAAAATTATCTGTTTTTTTTACGCCTACCTGCTTAATTCAAGACCATTTATCTACGGTGATTCCTTCGTGAGCGAGTTCCAACGTTTCGATCGCTACTTCATCAGAAGTCGCATTTAGATCCGCTCCCGACCAGGTTGTAGGCCAACAGTGGCTCAGATTCCAGCGAATTTTCTCTTGACCAGTATAGTCGAGGAGGACAATAGAAATATCTCTGCGATCGGCATTTCCTTTCATCAAGTTCTGCCGCCACTTCCAGAGTTCGTCATTGTTAGTAACGCCACGTTTTAGGGTGATATTTCCGTAGTTATTCAACCCGATTAATTTGCGTTTAGTGAGCGGATCGGTTCCTTCCCGATATTCCGTCGCAGTTTGGGATGAATTTAACCCCGTACATTCTCTAAATCCAGCATGAATAATGCCGTTCCATTCCACAAAAAAATTGTATCCAGCATACGGATCGGGTTGATGAGGCGCTTTGATACTTGGCATAAACAAATCTCCTGAGATTAATAGGAACTAAGCGATTGCAACTCCACTAGGACCTTGAATTAAACGCACTATGATGAATTCACTGGGAATCACTGGTGCTAAACCAATTTCTGTTACCACTTGCCCCGAATCGAGCGATTCGGGCGGGTTAGTTTCAGCATCGCATTTGACATAAAAAGCCTCTTCAAACGTGGCTCCTTTCAGGGCACCTTGCTCAAACAATGACTCAAAATAATGCGTTAATTCCCGCTCGATCCGCACCCATAGCTTAATGTCATTCGTTTCAAAAACAACATCAGCTAGGTTACGTTCAATCCAACGATGTACGTTGATAAATAGTCGTCGCACGTTGATATAACGCCAATTTGGGTCTTTGCTTAAAGTCCGGGTGCCCCAAATGCGAATTCCCCGCCCCGTCAAAGCACGAATGCAGTTCACACCTCCTAGTTCATCTTTAGGATTGAGACGTTGCAATTCATCATTAGAGAAGTTGAAACTCAGGTCTAACACACCCTCCAAAACATAGTTAGCTGGAGATTGATGGATGCCTCCCGCGCGATCGCTACTAGCGAAAATTCCAGCAACATGACCGCAGGGTGGGGCATCCAACAAGTCTGATTGCGAGTCATTCTCAACTTTGAGCGGCTTAACTTTGAGCCAAGGGGCATACAAAGCAGCATTGATACTGCTTAATTGCTGCTGTTGTTGTTGAACTATTGAAACATAAGTTGAGACATCACTTACTGACAGAGAGTCGAGGATAGCAAAGCGATCGCCTAACTTTTCGCAATGATCGATTATCGCTACTTGTGCTGCCAATTGTTCGCTCTGATTTAAAACCATAATATCTGGCGCACAAATCAGATCGATTTCTTCAAACGCTTCTAAGGCTTCCAACCCGGCCTTAAACGCTGCTAAAGTCGCTGGATTTTCCAACGGCACTACATAACACAGGCGACCGCCATTTTCAAAAAAACCACGCACTGCATAACCTAAGTAATTCGGCAGCGTTGATTGTAGTTGACCAAAATAGCCCTCAAATTGTGGCCATAGATTCAGCATTTTCGGTTTATTAATGTCGTCGTTATTTCCAGCATTAACAAAACCCAAAAATGCAGGTATACCCGTGAGGAATTCAGGAACAGATGTTGGCAACACCTGCTCTAAATAAATACCAGGAATGGGGTAGTTTGTAGCCATCATTTGCCACCAGGCCCCGCCCACTGACTGAGTTGGAAGATAACAAATTCAGCGGGTTTGACCACAGCTACCCCAATCTCAGTTACGACCATACCCTGATCGCGAATTTCCGGTGGGTTGGTTTCTTCGTCACACTTGACGTAAAAAGCCTGCTCTGGCGTATCGCCGAACAAAGCCCCACTACGCCAAACCGTTAGCAGGAAGGCATTCACATTGCGTCGAATTCTTGCCCAGAGGTCGGGTGAATTTGGCTCAAATACCGTCCACTGAGTTCCCTCGTCAATGGACTCGCGCAGATAGTTAAATAAGCGGCGCACATTGATGTACTTGAACTCTCCATTGGCATCACCCCCAAGGGTTCGTGCGCCCCACACCCGAATATTGCCATTAAGATTGCGGATGCAGTTGATACCTTGGGAATTCAGTCCAGCCTGTTGGGCTTTGCTGACGTTATACATTAGATCGGCTGCTCCCACCAAAACTTCATTGGCGGGTGCTTTGTGAACGCCCCGTTGCGTATCTACGCGAGCATACACTCCAGCAATATGTCCGCTAGGTGGTACATCTCTGAGTCCGTCCCCTGATGGATTTTTTAGCTTAGTGATTGGGTCAAACACCTTAATCCAGGGGAAATAGAAAGCCGCGTAATCTGAATTGCTAGGCAGGACATCCTTGTTGCTGTTGATGTTAGATGGGTCAATCTTGGTAGTGCTAGGGGGGTTACTGTCATCTGTCTTCTCAAGAGGACAATCTAAGATGGCAACGCGGTCTTGGACTGACTTGCAGTGGGAGGCGATCGCATCGAGTACAGTTTTGTTGGTAATACCAGGAGCTGCAACAATAGCAATTTCATCAATCGCCTCGAATTTGTCCAGGGCAGCTGTGACTGAGGCTTCGTTTTCACTCGTGACCCGCACAACATAGCAACGCGTACCTCCGTTTCTAAAAAAGCCGTACACAGCCTGAG